CGAACCTCGCGCGCCAAAATACCGGCCCGGCCCAAGGTTGCCGGAAGCCCGGTGCCGTGGTATCTTCGGGATTGGCCTGCCCGTGAGCCTGGAAGGCCCACCATTTTCGCCCCTAGGAGGCTCCATGAGCCCGAAGAAGGAAAAGCACGTCGCATCGCAGGGAGGCCGCCCGGTCGATTCCCCCGAGCGGCTCCGTGCGCTTCTGCTCGAAGCCAAGGCCCGCAAGGCCGAGTTACTCGAACAGGTGAAGAGGTATGAAGAGAGCCACAAGCTCGAACGCTTCGAGCCCCACGCCCGTCAGCAGCTTTTCTTCGACGCCCTTCGTGACTCCGCTCTTACGACGTATGTATTGTTAGGGGGCAACCGCAGCGGCAAAACTGAGTGTGCTGTGGCGGCCGCCGTCTCTCTGGCCCTCGGCCGCCTTCCCTGGGTGCCTTTACCGAAGCCGGTTCATCTGCCCCCGCCGTTGAAGGCTGCCGTCCATCCCGACGGCGGTGTCACGGCAGCCTTCCCCCACGAGTTCGCCGAACCGATCCGCGCGTTGGGCATGTGGGAGGGCTGGCAGGAAGCCCAATTCCAGCCGACCGATACGCGCTTCGAGGTGGACAAGATGGCGGCGGATGCAGCGGGACGAAGGCCGCCCCGGCTTCAGCCCACCCCCGTTATCCAGCGTACGTTCAAGTCGAACGTCGAGATGCGGCACGTGCTCAAGGCCCTCGCCAACCCACCCGATCCGGGCAAGCTCCGCTTCGATCCTCCGGTGAAGATCCGTCTCTTGGCTGAGGACATGACCGCTCTCGAGCAGGTCCAGATCCCCAAGCTGCGCAAGTATGTCTGTCCCGAGTGGATCGTGGCCAAGAAGAAGAACTCGTTCGGCGTCGAAACCCACTGGATTTTCGCCAACGGCTCCGTCATCGACCTGCTGACCTACCAGCAGGATTCCGCGATGATGGAAGGCTGGGACGGCCATGTCTGCGTCTACGACGAGCCCCCGCCCCGCTCCCACTACATCGCGAACATTCGCGGCCTCGTCGATCACAAGGGCATCTCGATCTTCTCCATGACCCCGCTGAAAGAGGCGTGGATCGCGGATGAGATCGTAAACAAGCCCGATGCTACGATCTGGACCATGCAGATGCACTCCCGCGAGAATCCGCACGTCTCGAAGGAAGCCCTCGATGAGTTCGAGAGCAAGCTGTCGGACGAGGAGAAGGAGACGCGCCTCTCCGGCAAGTTCCTGCACCTTCAGGGCCTCGTGTTCAAGGAGTTCGACAAGGCGAAGCATGTCATCAACCCCTTCGACATCCCGCCGAACTACACCTGTTACGCCTCGGTCGATACGCATCCGCGCACCGAGCAGGCCATCGTGTTCATGGCCGTCGATCCCCGTGGCAACCAGTTCATCGTCTCCGAGTCCTTCAAGCACCAGACTCCCGATCAGGTCGCGGATACTCTGATCGACTTCCACAAGCACACCCACAAGCTCGAACTGGTGCTCATCGAACCTTCGTCCCAAGGCGACACGAACCGTGGTGACTCCACGTTCACCATCATCGAAAATCGCCTCGCGGCTGAGCAGATCATCCTCGAACTCGGTTCCAAGGACCTCTCCGGCGGTATCCTCCAGATGAAGGACGCCCTCAAGTCGAAGAACGGCCTCGCCAGCCTCTTCTGGTTCCGTAACTGCGAGCGTGCGGTGTGGGAAATGCAACGCTACGTGTGGAAGGACTGGAAGCAGGCCGGCGCGAAGGACAAGACCGAGCTGAACAAGCCCGTTGATGCTAACGACCACCTGATCGAGGCCACCCGACGCCTCGTGCAGCTCCCCGCCGTCTATGTCGCCCCCAATGCGGGCTCCGAGTGGATCAACCGCGAATGGACTCCCCGCGACGAGGAGACCGGGTACTGACTGGCCCGACGTTCGAGAGTACCCGGGTTGACCAACAGCGGCTCTCCGTGTATCTTGAAGGCAGGGGGAAGAAATGGCAGATAAATTGGTACCAGTGAAGCGTGCGTCCGTACAAAGCGCGGAACCCGTCGAGGCTTCGGTCCCGACGGTCGATCCCTCTGTGGATTTCACGCTGGGCAACCCTTCGCTCGACGACCTCATCGGCCCTAACGGCCCCGCTTCCGAGCCCAAGCCCCGCATCGACGCCCTCGCCGACTACGTGCAGGGTAAGTACAAGGGCTGGCGCGATGCCCGTACCAGTCTCGAAAACAAGTGGCTCGAATGGTACCGGATGTGGCGTTGCATCCCCGACGCGCAGGACAAAACCAAGTCCTCCGAGCGTTCAACCCTCAAGATGCCCGCCACGAAGGAGGCCGTCACGAACTTCGTCAGTTCGATGATGCAGACCATCTTTGCGACCGATCCCTTCTTCGACCTCCAGCCCAATCATGCCGACAACCCCCGCCCCGCCCTCCTGCGCCAGTACATGCGCTGGACCATGGACCGGGAGAAGTTCAAGGCCAAGGTGAAGCTGTTCATCTCCGAGGAAGGCATCTACGGGACCGCCTTCGCCCGCATCCGTTCCTACACCGAAACCAAACAGCGGGTCGTCACCCGCCGCACCATCCGTACCCAGCTGAACCCGTTCACCATGCAGGAAGAACAGATCGAGGACGTGAACCGCGAGCGGCAGGAGACTGATTACATCCGTCCCTGCTTCGAGCCCATCTCGATCTACAACCTTTTCGCTCCTCCGCAGGCCACCGGCGTCCAACCCGGCGAGGCTGAAGGCATCATCATCCGGTCCCGGCACACGAACGCCAGCGTGGCGCAGATGCGTGACAGAGGCGTCATCGAAATTATGCCCGAAGAAGACGCTACCGGGAGCCCGAACGATTCAACCGACACGCTCCGCACGAGGCTTCAGTACTCGGGCATCACATCTTCATCCGCCGAAGAGACCGACCCCATCGAGATTCTGGAGTACTTCGGCTGGATTCCCCCCGAGGTCTTGAAGGAGGCCGGACTGCTTAACCCCCCGAGGGCCAAAGGCACGATGGACCCCGAGAGCCTTGAGGGCGACGAGCCCTCTCCGTTCGAGGGCCGCGAGCTGGTCGTCATCGTCTCCGGCGGCAAGGTTCTCAACCCCTCCAGCCTCGAACCTCCGTTCGGCATCACCGAGCGGCCGCTCGTCATGGATCGGTTCGAGCAGGTTGCGGGCGAGTTCTACGGCATGGGCATCTGTGAGATGGCCAGCGGCCCCCAGAAGGCCCTCAACGCCACCGTCAGGTCACGCATCGACAACAAGGCCCTCGCGATCAATCAGGTGTTCGGTGCCGACCGCCGCAAGCTCACGTCGGGGCAGGATCTCGGCTTGTATCCCGGCAAGGTCATTCTCTGCGAGACGAACCCGAAGGACGTGCTCGTCCCCTTCGTGATCCCCGACGTGACCTCCGGCTCCTATCAGGAGGCCGCAGACTACGAGCGGTACATCCGCTCCGCGCATGGTATCTCCGAGCTGATCGGCGGAAAGCAGATGCGTGGCGAGCAGACGGCCACCGAAATTTCTTCCCTGCTCGGTCAGTCGATGGGCATCATCCGCACGATTGCCGAGAGCTTTGAGACGAACGTGCTCAAGCCCGTTCTCTGTTGGTACGCCCGCATCATTCAGGAGTTTCCGAACAAGCAGGAAGTCATCCACGTCGTTGATCCGTCCACGGGCGCGATGCAGATGTACGAGATCGAGAGCCCCGATCTGATGGGCGACTACGACTTTACTCCGCTGGGCCTCGCCACGATGGCGATGCGCGACAAGGTGGGCAAGACGATGAACTTCCTCCAGATGACGGCAAACCCGATGGACGGCCCGATCACCAACCGGGCGTATCTGCTGAAGCAGGTCTGGAAAGGACTTGGATTCGATGATGCCGATGTGGTTATTGCCAACCCGCAGGTGGCGCAGGAACAGGCTGCTGCTCAGGCCCTCCCGCCTGCTGTTGCTGGAATCATGGGCGCAGAGGCTCCGGCGGCAGGTGCTGCATCGACTGCCCCGCTCACTCAGTCGGGTGGTACTCAGCCGAGTGAGGTTCTTCCCATGAGTGCGCCGGGAGGTACACCAAACGCATGAACCGACAGACCGCCGAGAAGCTTCTGAACCTCCGCAACAGCCCGCACTTCACGGGCCTTGTGGAGTACCTGAACGCTGAAATCTCAAGGGTACAGGCCGGCCTTGAGGTTGAAGAGGTTCCTCTTCACCTGAACCGCTTGCAGGGCGAGATTTCGGCCTATCGAAGTGTCCTCCGTGACTTCGATGATCTCGAACAATTTGTGCAGAACCGGGACAACTCCAGCGAGAGCCCCGATAGCAAGGAGTTTTAAGACCATGGCGTTCCCCAAGAAAAGCGACCCGAAAACCTCGGATAATCGCGCATCCACCATTCGTTTCGGCACCCCCGAGGAACCGAAGCTCGATCTGGCCAACCTTCAGGAGAATGCGATCATCGCTGATGTCGCTGAAGTGGTCTCTGAAGGCAATCCGGTCCATGAGCCCGGCCCTGCTGGTACCATCCCGTCGGCCGTCCCCGAGACGACAACCGCACAGGAACCGGCACCGGCCCCCGAAGTTCCTCTCCCTCCCGAGGCCCCGGCCGCACCCGCGACAACCGAGACCCCGGAAAGTGACGAAATCGACGATCCACGTTTCAAGGGGAAATCCAAGGTCGAGCTGTACAAGGCGTATCAGAACATTGAACGCCTCAAGGGCGAGCATGATGCCGAGGTCAGTATGTACCGGAGGCTGTTCGCTGAGCGGGTGTTGAAGCCCGAGATGGACGCGGCTGCGAAACCGGCCAAGCCTGCCGAGAACCCGGATGACCCGACGGCAGCCCTCAGCGAGATTCTGACGAATCCGATTGAGCGCGAAAAGAAGGTCATCGCCCGGGCCAAGCGGGAACTCATGGCTGAACTCGCCGGGGTGGCCCGGATGAATGAGGTCCAGCAGGCGTTTGCCGCCAAGCAGGCAATCATCCAGTCGCCCGAGTTCAAGGAATGGCTCACGTCGAACGTGCCCCAGCACATCGCGGCGGCTGCTGACCAAGACATCAACACCTTCAATTTCATCATGAAATCGTACGAAATGGCGAGCGGTGGAAGCGCCGGAAGCGCGGGGACT